GTTGTTCCAGTTGCTCCCGTTGTTCCAGTTGCTCCCGTTGCTCCTGTAACACCAGTTGCTCCCGTTGCTCCTGTAACACCAGTTGCTCCCGTTGCTCCTGTAACACCAGTTGCTCCCGTAACACCTGTTGCTCCCGTTGCTCCCGTAACACCTGTTGCTCCCGTTGCTCCCGTAACACCTGTTGCTCCAGTTGCTCCCGTAACACCTGTTGCTCCCGTAACACCTGTTGCTCCCGTTGTTCCAGTTGCTCCTGTTGCTCCAGTGGCTCCTGTAACACCTGTTGCTCCAGTGGCTCCTGTAACACCTGTTGCTCCAGTTGCTCCAGTTGCTCCAGTTGCTCCCGTAACACCTGTTAGACCAGTAGCACCTGTTGCTCCTGTAACACCTGTTGTTCCAGTTGCTCCTGTTACTCCCGTTGCTCCTGTAGCACCTGTTAGACCAGTAGCACCTGTAGCACCTGTTAGACCAGTAGCACCCGTAGCACCCGTAGCACCCGTAGCACCTGTTAGACCAGTAGCACCCATTGGTCCTTGTATACCTGTAGCACCAACTGCTCCTTGTATACCTGTAGAACCCGTTGCCCCCGTTGCTCCTTGAATACCTGTAGATGGTCCGGTTGGTCCAATAGCACCAGTAGGTCCTGTTTGTCCATCATATCCGGATACTCCTGTTGCTAGGAAATAATGTTTTGTTTGTGAGGAATCATTCGGATCTGTCCAATATGGTAATGGATTATCTATATCTGAATAATCAATTTCCATATTAATCCCCCCTGATAATGTTTGTGTTTCTGGATTAATTTGTGGTCCTAAATTAAGTATAGGACTTGCAAAGTTATTTGTTGTATATACAATTCCTTTAGGATCTGTTCTTAATGTAGCAATATCTCCAATATATAAAGTTCCTTCACCAATATATATATCACGTAAACGATTTTCTAATGAGCCAATAGAAAAAACATTATCATATAAAGGTGTTATATTCTCAGTCATTACATAATCCCATGTTTGACAATTACAACATGTTTGATTATTTGGATGATTATCAGAATTACATTTAACTAATACCGCTTTCGAACCAGTACTTGTGTTTTGATATCTTAACTGGTATGACATATAATATAGATATATTTTTATATTATATTTTATACATATTTTTATATTATATATTTATACATATTATTATATTATATATTTATACATATTTTTATATTATATATTTATACATAATTCTATAGTATTTTATAATCTTTATATATAATTATAAACTAACATGAATTAAATAAGAAAAATATAAAATAATTATAAAAAGCGTTTTATTCGTATAATAAATAAACATTATTATTTATATTATGAATCATATAATAAAGACCCTACAAAAATATATATCCAAAAATATATCATCAAATATAAAACCATTGGGTCGATGGAATATCGATTATTGTAATAAAATAATAAATAGTAAAATAGATTTATCCAATGAAGACCATTGTGGACCTTGTGGACAATATGCAAAAATAAAGAGTGATGAAATAAATAATAAAGACTTAAATATATCAAAACAAATTATACAATATCATTGTCCAAGACAAATTATTCCATACAATTACAATCGTCCTACACAAATTATAAAAAAATAAAAAACTTATAAAATATTGAATTTATCTTTTATTTAAATCAAATATACTATACATCAGGTAATAATTCCTCTTTTATTATATAATACAAGATTTCCATTCTTACATAAATCATAACATGATATATTATATTATTGAATAATGAATGATTGGATTTATATGTTATATATGGATGTATTTCATCAAATACAATGATTTCATAATGACTTATATCATTTTCATTTAGAATCTCTTTTAATATGTTATATTTATTTTCAATTTTAAAATCTTTTAACATAATATTTGTTTTGATGGGTAAATCTTTTATATTTGGTAAAGGTCCTTCCAGTTCAATACCCAAAAAAGAATACATATTTGAATTCTCAGTTCGATATACTTCCGTTGTTTCACTACGAATACAATCTTCAATAAAAAGTTCTATCTCATCCATATTTAAATTCATTTTTGAATATGAATATCCGTATCTATTTATATGTTATTTATATAATATATAAATTATCTATTTAACTTAATATATTTTCATTTTTTATTATAAATAATGAATATTCAAACTCGAATTCAATATGTGGAATATTCAATAAAACAGTTCATTTGATGAAATGGTATATAACCCATTAAAATCTGTTGATAGGCATCATATCCTTTTAATATAGAGATAGAATCCGATGGAACAGAAACACGAACCATTAATAATAGATTATTAAAAACCGCTTCAGGTATATTCCATATTATCTTTTCAAAAGATACCCCTTCCATGGTTGAAATACGAACGGTCTGAACAGGAAATATACATGTCTGACTTGCATTATGACCTTTCGAATCTTCTTTTTCATATGGATATAATTCCTCTATCACCTCTTTTTTCTGAGAATGCAATTCAAAATGTAATTCCAAAGAAACCGGTTTATGAACAAAATGATTCTGATTCGCAACAATCCCAATAATTGCAGATGAAGAGGTATTTTCTAATTGAAATATATTCCAATGAATTGACTCTATTTTAATATGTTTAATAATACCCGATTCTTTTACTAATGGAATAAATATACCAGTGGGTATATATTCTAAAGGAAATACTTGAATATCATAGGGATTCCATTGATTTACAAATGTATCTACTTTCTTTTCCTCTATAATATTCACATCCATTTTATTAATAAATGATGTTTGTGATGGATATAAATAAAAAGAGGAGTACAGGGATGGAGATTGGGATTCTATACGAAAAGAATTCCGATTCGAGTCAAATATACCATTCTTTTCAGTAAATATTGTTTTATGAATACCAAAGGTTGCATTATGTAATGGATTATGTAATGGTATTATACTCTTATAATCTTGTACTACATTCTGAATAATATCTTTGATATCGACCTCAACATAATTATTTAAATTATTATTATTCAATTCATTCGATGCTGGATTCGAAGGAGAATGAAGCAAATTATTTTTAGAATTTTGAATCGAAGAATATGAATTATTTTTCTTTTTTGTTTCTTCATATATCTGATTCAATTTTAATTTACAGTTATCAATACTTTTCTTTTCATCCAATAATATAGATTCTTCTTCACGCTGAATATTTTGATTTTCCTCTTTTAATAAAGAATTTAATGAATTTAATAGTTCCGATGTTTCAAGGGAGGAATTATGAATTGAATTCGAAGAAGGCAATGCCTCTTTTGTTAAAACAATATTTTTGACTTCTTTTTCATTCCATTTTTTATCTAAATATGTATTTACATACGTATCCACTTCATTTTCAATCCATGTTGAAGAAGTGATTCCACTTGAGGGTAGATGTGAGGGAATTGCAGAAGATGACCTCCTTTCTCTTTTTAATACCGCATGTCCATTATGATTATTATAATATAATTTATATTCATCCATACTTTTATATAATATAATTTTTATCTCTTTTTTACAATCTTACCACTTTTATGAATAAATCCCAATCGGATTGGATTTCCCCCACTTTCAACAGATTTTCTATCAAACACTTCATCTGTAGATGTATCCACATATAACAATACTATCTTTTCATTTTTATCACCGAGTAATTCATCTTTTGTAATATAGTTTCTTTTCGAATTATCTTTTGAACTATATAAATAATATTTATCTTTCTGAGAAATAAGATATACATTTTTAGATACATATATTGCTTTTTCTAATTTTCTGCTCACTTTTTTCGTTTCTTTTGAACTACTACTACCAATAATATCCATACTAATTTGAGGATAATAAGACATCCCCTTTGCATCTCTACCAAATGTATAACATGGATAATCTTCTTGAATATCTGGACGATTCAATAAACAATCAAATGCACATTCTTTTAAAATATCTGTTAACTGTTGAATAATAATATGTTTCTTCATTGAAATATTTTCAATATATTCATCTGTACTTAATTTATCTTTCGTAAGTAATGTATCTTCTGGTGAAAAAACAGAAAAATAACGAAAAATTTCTACTTTTCTTTCATTTAAAGGTAAATCAATATGTGAATTTCTACGAACTCCTCTTCCAATAATTTGTTGAATTTTAATTTGATTCCAATATGGTTCTAGAATATGAATTTGTCGTATATTTTTTAAATCAAGACCTTCTGCACCTGCAGAAGAGATCATTAATATTTTAATGTATTTTCCATGTTTATTTTCAGAGGATGTCATGGTTTTAATAATATTTCTTTTCTCTATATCATCTTCCCTTCCAGAATAAATGGCATATTTATGTTTCGTATTTTTAGTGTTTTTCGTATTTTTTGAATTCAATGAATTGAATTTTTCATATCCGTGATAATCGAATATATGTGATAATATTTGTAATCCCTCTAAATTACGAAAATGTGAATATATTAAAATTAATCCATTTGCATTCTTAATATTATGTAATAAATAATTGAATTTTGGGGATAATTCATTTAACCCTTCAGTTGTAAAATATTTATCCCTGAGTTCAATTAATTGAGATAATGCGGATTTAATTCTATTTTCATATTCCTCTTGTATTTCTCCATTCATATTTATTCTTTCTTCTTGATTCATCATATTTGAAAATGGAACGAGTTTATTCTCTTTTGATTTCAAATCAACCACAAAAGTAGGGTCTGGATATGGACGATGAACTTCTGGAGGGAATACAAAATTAGATGCTTCTCTAGAAAAAACACGGAATGTACTCTTTACCTTTTTTGATTTTGATGATGAACCTCCACGTTCAGACAATCTCTCTTTCTTTCGTAATATTTCATATATTTGAAACTGATAATGACTCATCTCTACACGATATACATTATTATAAGTGACCTCTGGATAATTTTCATGCTTGGATTGATAATAAGAGACCAATCCCAATATACGACGTTTAAATATATCCTCATTTTTAAGAATATCCCCTCTTGTATCCTTTTTAATAAAATAATTCTGAAACAGTTCCCCTTCTCTATCTAAAGGAAATAATGGATATTTTACTAAATTAAAATAACGTAACTTAATACCATTATTATTACATTCATTTAAAATCTGTTGAACGGTCATTCTATATTCCTCTTTATAACTCATAACTTTGATATGAATCTCAATGGTTTTATTTCCCTTATGAATTTCGTAATAATCAATATAGGGATGTTCTAAAAAGAAAGTTTCAATATATGATAAATCCCATCTTTGTCCGTAAATCGATTCATCTACACGAATGATACTAAAATTTGTAATTTCCATATATCCTCTTAAAATATTAAATAATATTGCCGCTTCAAATGGATCATTTACAAATGGGGTTCCACTTAATGCAATAATTTTACAATCTCTTGCATTCATTAACATTTCATATATTTGATATCCCTGTTTCCCAGAACCTTGAATGGAACTTATAATTTTAGATATTAAATTATGAACCTCCTCAATAATAATAACTTTATTATCTAAACTACCCAGTTTTTCTAATTGTTTTAATGTATTATTCGCATTATATGAAACAAATGTATATTTATCTAATATTTGTTTTGGATTTTCTTTATATTTTGGATCACCGCAGAATAAGAGTCCATCATAAATGAAGTTGTTTCGTAATGATGCTGGAATCATAACCACAACATTTTTATCTGTTTTTAAATTTTCAGATATCATAATCGATGTACACGTATTATGTGTAACCGTTCCATCTCCTAATAAATAACGATGATTCCCATCTAAAACAAAACCATAATATTCTTTCTCCTCTATGAATTCAATGGTAATATCATATAATATATCATTGCATATATATTTCATTTTTTCATCTACAATATCCATTTCATCTACAATATCCATTTTATTTACAATATCCATTTTATCATTCTCCGAATCATATTCATTCTCATAAGTTACATCCATTTTGGTTGAATGTATGAAATCTAAACTTGAACTTGAATTCGAAATTGAATTCGAAATTGAATTCGAAATTGAATTCGAAATTGAATTCAAAAATTTATTTCTAGAATGGGTATTTCGAGTATATATTTCTGTATTATCAATCCAATTCAATAATTCACCATAAATTGGAATAATATATTCGATAGTATTTTCATTTAATTGTAATTCAATAATCTGTTCTATATGTAAAGATATACCCAATGAATTACATAAATCAATAAACAATTGATAATTTTTCTTATTTTTTATGGTTACAATATATGCGATACCAACATGAATATAATTATATTTTTTATAATTGGAATAAATTAATCCAGATAAGAATTCAAGACGAATTTTTACCGAGTTATATAAAAATAAATTATCAAAATCATGTTTGAATCCTGCATCAAATGGAGAATGATGACCAATATATTGATATGGATAATATACCATTTTTCGGAACCCTTTCCATTCAGATTGTTCAAATGGACTTAATTTTAAAAAATCTTGAACTTCAATTTCGATAATGTTTCCACTTCTATTTTGTAAAACTAAAATATGTTCTTTATTAACTGTATAATATCCTGAATTATATCTAACTTTATACATTATATCTTTACCTCTTGCAAGTGAATACACATATCTTGGTGTTGAATCATCCCCCATTAAATACTCTCCAACTTGAATATCTTGAACCATTTTTATCGTTCCATTATACATAAGTATTTTTGTGTTTATTCCATGACATTTACCACTCCCTAGACCATGATACAATAATATACCACGATATGGACTATTATTTTGTAAATATTCCTTTAACATTTTTTGATATAAAAATGGTTTAAATGTTTTCGAATTTACCATGGATACTTTACCACTCGCTCTATATTTTAAAAATGTCTCATTAAACCATTGAACAAACTCTTTTTTATTTGGTCGAATCCATTCTAATGGTTGAATATGATTTGGTTTATTAATAAATGAATTTATTTTTGACATTGTTTCATTCATAGAGGTCGTCTTATTCATTGAGTTTTTTTCATTCATATATATTTATTTATATAAAAATATAATTTAGATCAATTAAATATTAAATTATGTTATCTATATTATAATGAGAATATTATATGTTCCAATTGGAAGTTTTTGTCATCCAAAAATAATTATCAGAGATACCAATAGAGATATTCTAGAATCTCTTCCATTTGATTTTCACTCTACACCTCATTTATCAAGTATCAGTCGTGTTTTTAAGGAATTATATGAAACCAATGAATATCAAATAGAATATAAGAATATTTTATATGAACATAAGGATGAACAACTTGTTGTTTCTGATAAAAATGATATGTATATTGTTCATTATTTTTATAAAAATGATTTAATAGATTCAACAACGGAATATCCATGTTCAACTGAAAATATTAAAGAAGAAAAAAAAATAGAAGTTAAGGAAAAACTAGAAAAAAGATTTTTAAGACTTCTTCATTATATAAATAAAAAAGATGATATCATATGTTTTTTAAGAATTGAAAATTATGAAAATTGGAATTGGGATTATGAAGTACAAGAACTAACCTCTATATTATCAAATTTCAAAAATAATAATAAATATCTGATATATACTCAAGCGTTATTAGATGAAAATGTAGATTATAGAAAAACAAATCAAATTTCCTATAAGTATTCAATTCCAGTTATTTTTTATAAGGAATTGTATGATGATAATGTGTTAGTCTGTAAAAAAGAATTATTTACGAACATACTTGAAGATTTTGAAAATTTATTAAATAATCATTCGAATATTATTGAAATTGAAAATCAAAATGGTATTGAAAAATACTATTTAGATTTTGAAAAAAAAACTATATTTAAATTAACAGATTTAAATTTATTTTCAACTTTTCATATTGAAAATGATATATTATATATTAATACTGCAATATATGGATATGAAAAATATTATTATCATTTAGAAAATAAAAGATATGTTTTCTTTACTTAGAGTTTCTCAATATTTATAATTACATTATTTATTTCTATTATTTATTTATATTGTTTATTTCTATTATTTATTTTTATCATATAAAATATTCATTTATTACTTCTAAACTTTTTATAATTAATAATGACTTACATTGATACAATATTTAGGAATGGTTCCATCACTACTAAAATCATTATTTGGATTTTTATTACAAATGTATTTCCCTAGTTCTTTATAATTTGGACGATATGAACATGGAATGGAAGAAAATGTATTCTCCCTATTTTTCCCGGATGGTAATGTATCATTTACATTATCGCCACCCATCCATGAGCATTGATAATATGTCAAATAATTATCCTTTAATCCACGGAAGGAGGGTTGAGGAGAATTATTCGGATTTGCATAGTTTGGAATGTCCATATCTGGATAGGGAGGACCTTCTTCACTAGTATAAAGATCAACAGGAGTATCCCCATATTTCCATACATTGGATTGAGGATTTGTTCGAAGTGTTGCGGAGACCCCTCCTTGTACACGAATAATATCTGGTGGAGGAGTTTTTGATTCTTCTTCTTGAATGTTTAATGAACATTTTGATGGACATTTCCAATCTGGAATTTGTTCTTGAATATAATTTTTCATTCCTTTCCCAATTTGTTCTGCGGTTTTCATTATTTTTTTTTGTACTTTATTTAATATTGTCATATATAATATAATAAAAGCGACAACAACAATAAATATACTTAATCCTAGACTTTTTACAAAATCAATCTGTTTATTTACATATAAGATAAAAATAATACAAATTAAAAATACCGTCATTGCAATTATATTTAAAGTTTTAATTTGATTCTCTTTGATTTCGATTTCATTGTTTAATTGGATTAATATTTCTTCTTTATTTATAATTGATTCATCTATATTTAGTTTTGAATCATATAATTGATTAAATTTATCATCATATTTTAGTAATAATTTATTTGTAACTGTATCTAAGTTATCTACAGGAACATTGACATTTGTATATGTATTTACAAACATAAATTTAACATTTGAAATAAATGCATCACATGGTTCATACCATGGACTTGCAATATAAAGATATGTATTCATATCGGTATTTGTACTTAATAGATTATTCGTAATGATCTTCGTATTGGATACTTTTGTATTTTTATTTGTTATGATTAATTTTACATTATTATTACTAACAATGAATGAAATTGAGTATGATACATTTAATTCCAAACCATTATTTGGAAAATTATCGAGTATTACATTTTCATATGTACTATTATTCCCTGCATAAATGGAAATATAGAATTGATTATTCTTCAAAAAAATAGCGGGATTTCTTGGGTTTGCATTATTTGTTCTGTCCATATCTGTTTTATTTGAGGTTATATGAAGAATATTTCTTATATTTACGTTATCAAAACTCATTACTTTTAAATCAAATTGAAGAATATAATTTTTGGGATAGTTTAAAAGTTGGTCAATATAATTATTTTTAGTTATTTTTGTTTCAGTATCCATTGAATAAGAAAAAAATATAGACATATATATTATTTGATAGAAAAATATTCTGTTTATAATTATATATATGAATCAAGAAGATGATAGTCCTCCTTTCCCAGATAAAATAACACAAGAACAACAATATAAATACAATTCAAATTCAAAAGTATTACAGAATAATAGAGGAAGCATTGTATATGATATGGATTATTTAATGAATATGGATAATAGTGATCCCACTCAAACATTAAATTCCATTCATGACTTGAAAAAAGCAATTAATAATAAAATGAATCAATATACAACCTATATTAATCAAGTATCGAAACAAGGAAATATAAATCAAGAGATTTTATTAAAACAACAAGAATTACTACAACTTGAAAATGAGGAACTTCAAAATGAATTATCCAGTCTAGAAAATATTGAAAATACAATCATAAATAAAGAACGTGTCCAAACACAATTAGAAGAATATCAAAGAATAAATGATATGAATGTAATTGCATTATATACACTTATTGTATATGCATTTATTCTTATGATTATAATTATAGTATATGTTTGGAAAATCATAAATGTAGGAAGATTGTATTTATGCATATTTGTTTTAACTTTAATTGTTGGTTTATATTTAATGTATTTATATAATGTATTTTATTTAAGAGATTCTCTTGATTTATTTGGAAGAAGAAGAAGGGAAATGATTCAAGACCGATTAATGAATTGGGGGCATAAGGTAGATACCAATCTAAAATCAATATTTAAAGGAGATGAAAAGAAATGGATTGATAAGAATTGTAGTTGTGATATAAAAGAAGAAGAAAATTATGATTATAATACATATAGTAATAATAAAAATAAAATGAATATGAAAAATGGATTTTTCTATAATGATAACAGTGCACCTTCACAAATGATTGTTCCAAGTGTTTCGAAAAATGATACACCCTATCAAGATTCTATTATTTGGACAGACTACTCACCCAATAGTTCTTTAACGTATATGTCAAATCCATCCAAAAATACGACGACTGGAGTATATAGAAATACAAAAACATACACCTCGAATTTATAATGATACTGGGGATATTTAGAATATTCATAACAATTGAATTTAGGATTGAATTTAGGATTGAATTTATGATTGAATTTCTTCTTATATAAATAATCTTATTATACAATAGAATATGAATCTATGTAAAAATGATAATGATTGTAAATCGGATGAATATTGTTCATTTCATGAAGAATACAAAGTTCATACATGTATAAGTAATAATCCATCCGATATATATCTTGGATGTTATGAAAAATCAAAAATACCGTATGATTATATTGAATCGAATTCTATAGAGGACCATTCAAATATTAAAAATTGTATTGATTTTTCTAGAAAGCAGACAACCCCTTCAAATATTCATTATAATCATATGATTTATAAACCAAAAAAGAATATATCCGTTGATTTAAGTCAGATTCAAATTCGAATCAAATCCAATCAAAAAACGATAATGAATATTCCATACTCTGATTATTTTGAGATAGAATGTGATGAAAAAAAAGAGATTTGTAAATTAACTGCGAAATCTTCTTTTTTTTCATTCATTGAAATGAATAATCCTGATAAATTAGATGATTTATATATTGAGATTCTATACTCTTGTTATAATGAAGGAATTGTACAAACCATAAAAGAGTTCTTAAAAAATAAGAGTCAGATTATTATCCAATTAAAATGTCCGATTGAATCGAATGATTCAAAATGTATCTCTCTCTATATTCCAAATAAGAGCGTATCAGAATTAGAGAAAGAGAAAGATATGAATAAACCATCCTATGATTGTAATCATCCATTATATAAAATTCCTAGAATAGTAAATAATATTGATGTATATCAAGAACAAAAAGAATATGAAAAGAAAGAGGAATTAGAAAGTTATGAAGAGGAGATAATGAATTTAAAAATACAAAAAAAGATAAAAGAGATGGAACTTCATAATCAAAATATTACTTATGAAGAAGCATCTGAACTTATAAAAAATGGAGAAATAGAAAATAAAAAAAGCAGTTGGAAAAGATATACAAACAAAGATGCCGTATATCCATTTTTAAAAGATACAAAAGAAATACATGGAATTGAGTATTATGGTATGGTATATTCAATTGAAGATGCATTACGTATTGCAAATGAGAAGAATGAGAATTTCTTTGTATGGTATCATAATACCTATTCTATAAAACGATTTTCAAGTCGATTATATTTTATTCATAAAGATAAATTCATTCCCTCTTCTGTAGATATTACAAATCCATTGAATTGGATTCAACATGAGAATGTAACGACATGCGTTCTTGAAGTGGAAAATTATTCAAATAATATAATGAGTTCAATATTTCAAGAAACTCTTGAAAATAATGAAATAATAAAAGATAATATCATGAATATATGGAGTGAAGGAACAGATGAAGATATGAATACAATATTATCAAATTTAAATAAAAATTTTGATTCAAAAATTGTGACTATGGGACAGTCGATTCAGATGAATGATTATGAAACAGATGTTCATAATAAATTATTATCTTATATTTATGTTATACTTTTCTTGGTTTTTATATGTTTTGTTTTTGTATTGACATATTATTATTTTGTTTCAAAAGGAACGGTTAGTTTTTTTAAGGCATAAAAAATAATATATTATTATATATAATGTTTGGTATATTTCGTTTGATTATAAATTCATTTACTACTGCATTTTCAATTGTTGGTATATGTACTGTCACTCATAAATTAGGTTCCTTTTTTAAGATTATGGATACTGAAAAAGAAAATGGATTTAAAAAGGCATTTGATAAAATTTCAATGAATACTATAGAGGAGATCCATTTTATTAGTGAGTCTTTTAAATTAATTACTAAATATGTATCGAAGATATCTTTCTTATTATATGATATTTGTATGGGTAATAAAACAATAAAGAAAACAAAAGATGGGAATATTATGATTATTGATACGGATAAATTACATATGAAGTATCAAGAACAGATTGATGAATTGAAGAAAAAATTAAAGAAATATGAAGTTATCCCGGATGAAAAACCGCCGGATAATAAAGAAGACTCGGGGGATGACAAGGATAATCCGGGTGAGCTAGATAATGAATTCGATGATTCTGATAGTGGTGAATAAATATTTTTACTTTTTATAAGCTTAAAAAAATGAATTAATTATATTATAATCGTTTTCATTTATAATATAGTGTATGAATAACTCCCACTAATTCTAATAAAATGAAAATATTTATTCAAAAATTAAATGAATTCTATAGAGAAAGTAATTTATATAAAGAATTAAATGAAAATAAGGATACGGATACGGATACGGAAACAGAAACAGAAACAGAAACAGAAACAGAAACAGATGAACCATTTATAGAGATTGATGATGAATATTATATAGATAATATGGATATACATTCATATGATGATTTTATCAAATTATTAAAAGTTATCGATTATTGGATATTTAATACTATACCAGATACGATATATGAATATATTTTCAGTAATAAACTTGAATTAAGAAGTAAATATAGTTTATTAAGTAATAACCCCTTTGGAAAAGAAATCAATATGATTATTTACTCAGATGATAATTCACATATTTGTACGAATGCAGCAGGTGAAGGATATTTACATTTATTAAAGTATGCACATGAACATAACTTTCCATGGTCGAATATGGTATATTATACTTCTATATTTCATGGAAGATTGGATTGTTTAATATACGCATTTGAAAATAAATGTCCATATAAAATAGATGAATGTTTTTATACGAGTATATTTCGAAATCAAATACCATGTTTACGTTTTTTATTAAAACAGGGGTTTCCCATTCTTGAAAAATATGTATACTTTGGAATGGATTATGGTGGATATACATTTCTAAAATTTTTTCATGAGAATGGATATGTATTAAATGACAAAGTATGTTTACATGCATGTGAAACTGGAGATTTCGAATCATTTAAGTATGCTGTCAAGAATCATTGTACATTTAATAAAGAAGAATGTCTAAAAATAGTATCTAAAATGTATTTTGATGCATTAACATTTGAAAAAGATATAAATAATTATACTCCTTCCTCTAAAAATTTTCGAGAATTAAAAGAATATATTATTCAATTCAAATAAGTAAAAATATATGGCTATAAGGTTTTGATAATCTTTATCTAAATAATAATTTTGATAAAGCATAATTGAAACAATATAATAATAGAATGGATTAAAAATTATAAAGATGGGAAATCATCCTCATTATAAACAAATGATTTACTGTCTTCTGTTTTTTGTTTTTTATAAGAATATGGATTTTTAAACTTGTCATGATATAATTTATTTGAAACATTTGGTGCATTTTGTTCTTGATTTAGATTCAATTCTGGATATATTTTTGAATCCAAATAAATATCTCTTTTTGGTTCTTCTAATGTTGCATTAAAAATAAATGTTCTTCCTCCAATTGTAATATCGGATAACGGATAATAATCAAATGTATAAGGGATAACACCATTATCAAAAAAGAATTTACCATAATCTTTATAAATTCGTGGTGATTGATTATATAATTCTACATATCCATTCTCAATACCATATATATCTTGTGCAATCTTCTTACGAACTTCTAAAAAAGTTGTATTTAATGTAAATATAAAATCTCTCTTTTGAACTTGGATACAAATCAAATTACAAATTGTATTTTCCATAACTTTCTATATTATTAATATTTAATTCTTTATATATATTTATTCTTTTGAAAATGGAAACTCTATATTTTTATCACAAAAAGGTTTCAACCAATCCGTTGCTTTAGACAAAGCATTGGATGAAATATAATCTAATATTAATGGTGGAACCATTTTATGTGTCTGAATTTGTACGCTTAAATAAACCCGACAATACCCTTCTGGGCGGTCTTCTAAGCAGTCTTCTGGAACTTCTACATGCCAGAATCCTTTTGCTTCTTTAAATACAGGATTCTGTCTATTTGGATCTAGGTCAAACAGAATTATCCTTTGATTTTCTAGAATGGTATGTTCTATATTGATATGTAATCGAAATTTATTCAATACAAATTCTGTTAGTATGGCATTATTATGATGACTTATCATTCTAGAAGATTTAATAATCGGAATCATATCTTTATACATGTCAAAGCGGGTTAAGATATTAAATACCATATCCGGAGGAGAATGAATATCTACAACAACAAAACCAGAACCTCTACACTCATTTTGTTCCTGTTTTTGTTCCTGTTTTTGTTCCTCTATCTTCTCTTGTCTCTGTATTCGTTTTCCTTCTCTAAGAGTTATTTTATCGTGGGGTGATAAATAAGGCAATGAAATATTATTTAAGAATGGTTTGGACTGAGGAACCTCATATGAAATAGATTCACGTAGAGATGTTTTCTTGTCTAGGTATGGAATATGGGTATTGACTTGAATATTTTTATGAAAACATAATGCTATACCTAAATAGAGAGGATGTAAAAATAGAATGAACATTTTATGAATATACATATATAAGGATAATTTTATTATTTTTTAATAAATTATAATTGAATTTATTAAAAAAAATATTAGGGTCTATGAACGATTCATATTATATTTTTTTTACAATGAACAATAAATGTAAAACATTTTTGAAAAAATGAACAAATAAAGTACTGTAAAAATATTTAATTTGAGTATGCAAGACCGCCCATCCCGCTCATCACACGAAGGACATTATAATTTGTTGCGTAAACTCTGATTCTGGAACCAAGAGCAGCCTTAGGGGTAAGTTGTAGTTGAAGAGTGGCATTATCAATACGGGACATGTTACATGTTCCAGATGGTTGATGCTCCTCTGGTTTCAATGCAAAGGAGTAAACGTTGATACCAGTTGGAGGAATATTGGTATGGTGTTGGTAAGGTTGAACCAAGTTAAAGTATGAACCAAGTCTTTCTTGGAATCTATCATGTCCGTTAAGTTGAAGCTTAGCACGAACAATAGGATTTCTTCCAGCGTTGATAGGTCCGAAACCAGCATGGTCGGAGTAATCACCTGCAGTGGTAATCGCACCGAAATCAGTGGGGGCCAAGTTATTGGCATTTGGACCTGGACCAGCAGGAAGATTTACTCCTCTGACTTGAGCATTGGTGGTTCCATTGGAAACTCCACCAGCACCAACAGCAAGACCCGCTTGTTGTAGGTAAGCAAGGTATTCAGAGTCAAGGGCAGAAGTTCCAACGAATGGGAATACATTGGTACTATCTTCCACATTGGTGAATACAAGTTGGGATGGATCAGGAAGACCGGCACTGTTCAAGCTGTTGTATCCAGAATCGGCATCGAAATCATCGGTATAGTTGTTCCATTGGTTGTAACCAAGTTTAACAACATCGTCTCTTTGAACAACCCAGATAAGTTCCTTTACTGGGTGATTCAAGTTCAACTTAACTTTAACATTGGTATTGACAGTGGATTCATCACCAGTGAATTGAAGTTGTTCAATCAAATATTCATGACTGGTTTGGGCGAATCTTCTTCTCTCGTCGGTATCAAGATAGATATAGTCAATGAATAGAGTGGCATATTCAAGAGATGGAACACAGAAAGAATCAAGGTTTCCATTTGCAGATACACCACAACTGTTCAATGAACCAGCAGTGGATACATAGCATTCGGCCTTAGGACGGAACTCAAGTTCAATCTTTACTTCGTGGTATTGAAGAGCGATTAGAGGAAGAGCAAGTCCAGGGTTTCTACAGAACCAAAATTGAAGAGGAACATATAGAGTAGTGGCTTCTGTTCTTTGAAGTCCAGTTCCAGTAAGTGCAACAGTGTTACCCACCATGTTATCATAACCCGCCTTCAATCCTGGAGGAATGGTTAGCTCATTCCAGATGGTTAGCCAGTCGCCATACTGCTTGTCAATTCTTTGACCTCCGATTTGGATTTCAACACTCTTAATCAAAACATGTCCAATAAAATTGACCCATCTAAAGAAAGCAGATGATACAGTGGATTCAACTCTTGGAAGAGTGACTTGAAGATAGATTCTATGAATCAAATCTCCGTTTCTTGATACAGTACAAGTGACCTTCTTTCCGAAATCAGCGGTTCCATTAAATGTTTGTTCAATAGCTTCCATTGAGAAGTTAGTATGTCTTCTGTATACAACCTTGAAGAAGGTAATCTGTGGATTACCCGTAAGATAAACGTCTTGTGCACCATAAGCTACCAATTGCATTAAACCTCCAGTCATTATATATTCTTACATTAGAAAAAAAATCTGTTAATACGCAGTTAATTCCGCTTTAATTAATTATTCAATAAATTCTTATTTTTATAGATATTTTAAAAAATATATATAATTTAATTGGATATATATAATAAATAATATATTTTATTGGATTTATTGGATTTTGGTATATATCGGTATATATTGGTTTATATCAGTATATTCCTTAGTTTTTGAATTTTGAAATTATCAAAATTGTATATTTATTTTTACATACAATAAAATTATAATAATATATGAATTACTACAATAAATTTATTATATAATATATTATGAAAAAAATAGATATACATAAACGGTTTATATAATTTATATACATAATATAAAAATTAATAATCTAAAAATTAAAAATAGTATATGAAAAATATAAAAATAGTATATGAAAAATATAAAAATAGATAGACAAGCGATAAGAACTTTTATAACAAGTCATAATATAAAGAGATAATATATATATGTATTTAAAATGGTTTCACGATTGAAATCAATTACTAAATCATCTCATAAGGTTTTACCCAATCAGAATAACATAACGGTAGATGCAAAACATAATGAGATGATTTTAAACTTTAAAAAACAGAAAAATTCAATTCCTGAATTAGAAAATAAATTAAATAATCTTATACTTGAGTATAAAAAAAAGAATCCAGAACGAAAAAATCAATTAGAGTATTTAAGTTATAAGGAAGATTTAAAAAATAAAATAAGAGAAATTGAGGAGGAAATAGAAATGATAATGAACAATAAAAAGTTAAATGATTATTACTTGAATGTGGGAACATTATTACATCAATATTATGAGAATATGGAAAGTTCTAAGGAAAATAAAGAGATGGATATGGAATATTCACAAGAAATAAAAAAGAATGATAGTGAAAATGAGAGAAAGGAGAATGGCTATAAAAGCGTTCTTACATTTTTTCAAGATAGAGAAACAAATAGAGAAACAAATAGAGAAACAAATAGAGAAACAAATAGAGAAACAACAAGAATAGATGAACCAAGTATGGATAAATTAGGTGGAAATGAAAATTCGAATAAGTATACAACATTAAAAATAAGTGATTTTGTAAAGGAGGAATCTACGTTTAAGAAGAAGAATATATTTGATGAATATATTCAGAAAATTGAACCTGAAAAAAATACTAAGATTAAAATTGATGAGAATATTTATAAATGTTCAAATTGTAATGTTGAAATGATATTGTATTCATCTGATGGATATCAGATATGTCATCAATGTGGTTTATTAGAGAATATTTTAATTGAAAGTGATAAACCAAATTATAAGGAAAGTGCAAATGAAATATCATATTTTACATATAAAAGAATAAATCACTATAATGAGTGGCTCGCACAGTTTCAGGCAAAGGAGACAACGGAGATACCTCAGGAGGTGTATGATAATATATTATTAGAAATTAAAAAGGAGAGAATTATTAATTTAGAAAAGTTAGACACTCGAAAAATTCGTCAATATTTAAAAAAGATTAAGATGAATAAATACTATGACCATGCTGCTCATATATTATATCAGATCAATGGAGTTCCTCCTCCATGTATGAGTAAAGATTTGGAAGAAAAATTGAGATTTATGTTTAAGGAAATTCAGGGTCCTTTTATGGAAGTGTGTCCAAAATCTCGTAAGAATTTTTTAAATTATTCATATGTTTTACATAAATTTGTTGAATTGTTAGGATTAGACGAATATAAAATTTATTTTCCTTTATTAAAAGATAGAGAAAAATTACATCAAACGGATATGATATGGAAAAAAATATGTGAAATATTAGGATGGGATTTTATTAAGTCCATTTAGATTTATTTCGAATTAAATATTGGTTTCATAATAAGTCATATGAGGCGATGGATATGATTGATAAAATTGGTAAGGATACATATATGGTTTTCTATAAATTGGATATTGATAAAAGGTTAATGGATCAACACCAGTTGTCATATAATTATAGGGTCCATATGTGTAGGGTATAAAATTTTCAACCTCGACATACTTATTTTTATATAAATAAATTAAGAATATAATAATAAAAAGTATAAGAATAGTGAGTAAAAAATAACCATTGTTCTCTTTCATATAATTATTCTTCTTCATATAATTTATATATATATAATTATATGAATACAATTGGATTAATATTTTTTATACTTTTTTTATTTTTAATTCTTTTATTTATAATATATAATATATATTTTAGAACTTCTAAAAAAAATGAGTGTATATCACCTTGTAGAATGTATGGTTGTTGTTCTGATAAGATAACACCAAAATTAGATGAGGATGGTTCAAATTGTAGGGGATTTTAATTCTTTTATGAAGTATATTTTATGAAGTATATTTTATGAGGTATATTTTATGAGGTATATTTTATGAGGTATATTTATATAATATATAATATTTATATAATATATAAATGATAATTAGTGAATTATTAAATAATTTATATTCGAATGTTTCTCCATATCAATCGTGTGAAGAAAAATATATTGATAATGGTTATCCACATACAAATATTTTATATGACCTATTAGAAATATTATTTACAAACATTGAACCAATATATATTGTTGAATGTGGGAGTATGTTAGGTGGTTCAGCGATTCGAATGGCAGAAACATTACAAAAGAATAATAAATCTACTGAAATAATATGTATTGATCCATTTACTGGAGATGTTAATATGTGGGACTGGGAAAGAAATGACAGTTGGAAATTTTTAAGATTAGAAAATGGAATTCCAACAATTTATAAAAGATTTCTAGCGAATTGTAAATATAGTGGTTTTGAAGATAAAATATTTCCTATAAATGCTACAACGAGTGTAGGAATAAAATTATTACAAAGATTATTTAATCAAAATAGAATTACTTCCTTGCCGAATTATATATATTTAGATTCTGCACATGAAAAAGATGAAACATTTATTGAATTATCTTTATGTTGGAACTGTTTAGTTCATAATAGTATATTATTTGGAGATGATTGGACATGGGATGGAGTAAGAGAAGATGTAATTAAATTCTCAAATATAATAAAAGATAAAACGGATTATGAAAATTTAAATAAAATTCATACTTTAATAAATAGTTCTCAAATAATTAATGATAATATTTTATTATATAATGGTCAATGGGTTTTATTCAAAAAAGAATAAATAAATAAAATTATACTTAAAAATACGCATGACTGTAAATATAAAAATATATTTATTTATTAGTAAATATGAATTCCACAATTATAGAAGTATCAAATGAATACCAAGAAAAAATAATAAATCATCTTGCTCAATCTTTTTTTGTTGCTTTTATATGTTGTTCATTTATAGGAGATACTTATATTCTTGGTAAAAAAATAATACAACATGAATTTATTCAAAAAAGAATAAATAAAAGTATCCAAGTATATAATATAATAACATCTTATTTAAATAATCAGTATTGTAAGGATGTTGAAGGAAATTTAATCATCGAAAATAATAAACCAAATCGAAAAAATAAAAATAAAAAACAGAATTCTATATCAAAGGAGGATAAGGATACTCCTCCTGTTCAAGTAGAAAAGGATACGAATAATGATACTCCTTCTGTTCAAGTAGAAAAGGATAAGGATACTCCACTTGTTCAAGTAGAAAAGGATACGAATAATAATACTCCTCTTGTTCAAGTAGAAAAGGACAGCGATACTCCTCTTGTTCAAGTAGAAAAGGAGATTATAAATAAAAATATAGAAAAACAAATCATTCGAAAAAATAGATGGATTGATGATAATAATAAAGATGAAGATATTTTAAATAATGAGTCTACAATAGACAAAAATATTAAAGAAATTATAATAAAATCAAAACCATTACATCAAATGAATTCAATTAAATCTAAAAAGAAAAAATAATTTATATATTTTATTTACCCCTTTATATTATTCGTTTATAAGATTATGAATATTATGAATATTATTATTCATAATATTTTTCTTATTCAATGGTTATTGAACCGTTAATGAATGTTTATTCAATGTATTCCTTAATAATGAAGGATTCTTGAATGAAGAATAGAATTAATATCCATTGCCATATGTTTTTGAATTTGCATCAGACTCCATATTACTGTCGAATATAGTTTCCTCACATGTTTCCTCATGGGGTTCAATAACTATATCAATAACCTCTTCATTCGTTGAATTATTTAATATTTCATGAATTATTTTATCATTATGATTATTTCCAAAGAATGATTCTTCAAGAACTTTATCCTCTAAAATACTATTCGTAGTATTACTATATTTATTCTTCATACGAAATCCTTTTATTTCTTTTGAACTAGATGAGATACGTTTGTCTGTATACTTCTTTTTTAAATATTTTTTAAATTCTGATTTATTTGGATATTTCGTACTTGAAAAAGCATCTTCATACCACATTTTAAATTCATCATATAAATCACTTAATAATAATGTATCATTCATATTTTTAGTATCTTCAACAATATCATAAAAGAATTCAGTATAGATATCACATTGTTTCTGGAAATCTTGAGTAAATTGAATAACCTCCTGAGGAACAAGCATTCCATTTATATTATATTTTACATAATATACATCTAATAAATAAGCCATAAATAACTCTTTCCATTCTTTCATCTTTTCAGATAAATGTCTATCTATAGGAAATTCATTGATTTCTTTTGGATTTTCACAAAATTTACTTTTAAATTCAATAATTTCCATTCTTCGAGTTGTTCCAGTATCATATGGAGGGAATGATGGTATTTCATTGCACAAAAGTGCAAGTTTAAACTGAGGTTTAAATTCAACAGGTTCTTTAAAAAGTCCTCTTGCCTTAATTTTATCTCCTCCCGTGAATTCTTTTAATAATCCAACATTCATTTTTTCTCCATCTCCAGGTTCTTCTAAATATCCAAATCGTTTTCCTTTGGATTGTGCGATTTCTGGAGTAGAAGCATTGGATGCCGCTCTCTTGCCAGTTAATAATGTGATAGGAAATTTGATTGCATATGTATCTAAACAATAAACAAAAAGTTCTAATATTTTCGATTTTCCATTTGAACCACATCCTGTCCATATTCTAAACTTCTCTTCTGCATTATGTCCTTGTAAACATGATGCTAGATATGTCATAAAATAATCATACATGTCTTTTTCATAAAAGATTGTTCTCAAAAATTGATGTAAGGAGGACCAATTTTCATCAGATTCATCAAAATCTATTTTTTCTATATTTGTACTCATAGATATCATATCATCCGGAATACCTTTTCTCAATTGACCTAATTTTAAATCATAGATCCCATTTGAAAAAGCAAGTAAATAAGGTTTACAATCTAACTTATTAATAAATTTATCATCTCGAAATAATTCTTTACATTCTTTCATGATATTATCTTTAAAAGAGGTTGTCTGTAAATTATGAATAATCTGTAAGATCTGTTTTCCCTTATCTTTTTGTTCGTCCTTTTCTTCTTCAGATATCCCTTCTATACTTGAGTAAAACTGATTACTACGTGATAGTATTTTCATATAAACTTTATATAAATCGGTTGATATTTTCTCTCGAAGACAAAATCCTTCCTTCTGTGTTTGTGAAACCCATATATGATTATCAAACATGTACCATTCCCCTCCTGAATATTTATATTTATCATGAAACATACGATGTAAAACCGTTGCAATAAAATAATTCGTATTTGTGTTTTTATCTTCAATATAATGAATGATTCTCTTTTCTTTTATTTCTTGATATTTTTCTGGATTGTCTATACTTGCCCAATATTTTAATGTTCCTATAGTAAAACCTTCATTACGACTGTTTTCCCATATTCTTTCACATTCTCCATCTTTATATTTTGAAGAGACTGAACTTTTTTCAATCCATATATCAAGTAATTTATTACATGATGGATCTATATTATGGAGTGTCCAACCTAATTGGACCCATGATTCATAACTCTCCATTCTATCATTATTTAATATAGATACTAGTTCTTGAATCTCTTCTATATCGTCTTCTGTTATTGATATATTTTTACTACGGATAATCTTCTTTTTTGGAAGATTCTTCTTTTTCGTCTCTAATATATCTATCTTCTCATGACGTACAGGAGTTAAATCTTCTTCTACTTTATCACGAATAGAAAAGAATTTCGCTGGATTTATATCTTTATTGTGAAACATTGATGAACACTCTTCTAATGAAATAGTATCCATATTTCCTCTAAAGCAATGTGTTAAATTGTAGGGTTCTAATTTCGGTTTTGAACAACCAAATAATAACCAATTATTTGATTCAATAATTGAACGGTCTACTACATCATGAATTTGATTGGTGATGGGTAAATCAGATAATATACTTCCTATTTTTTTTAAAATATTCTCTCTTATATAAAATTGTTCCATTGGATAACTTACTATATGAGGAAATATTATATGAATACCATCTTTCTTTATCCCATTCGATTCATATATATTATTTCTTTCAAATACATAAGATGTTAATCTTTCATCAGTATTCTCAATTTCAAATAAATCACATATCTCATTTACATATAATGAAACAATTTTCCTTATATGTTCTTTATTATGAACTCTCTCTGTAATCTCTATTTTATATTTAAAATCAATATCTACCAATAAAGGTCCAAATGCACAATGTTTTTCTGTAAAATGTATTGGTCTTTGGTCAAATACTGCTTCTTGTAAATAATGGTAAAATTCATCTATCTTATCATTTGGTATATAATAACATCCTCCTGCCATGGAGGTAATATTATGCTCTTTCCCCTTACATACTTTATACTGATTTACGAATGTATCTATGTTCATATCTATATCTTTTACTTTATATATTTTTAAATTAAAAAGTTTATGATTATTTTTTATCAATTTTTATATTTTTATATAATGTATTTATTTACAATATTATCTAAAAAATAATATTTTTTATCAATGAAATAAATAGTAAGTAGAATTGGGTAAAAAATATCCTATTCTAAAGTATGGTGCCTTTTATAGTAAGGTATGGATGGTGTTTTTTAATTATTTTCATATTTTTCTTTTTTATTGTATATTATAGAACAAAATCTAAAACATACCCAAAACAATCAAATGACTGTCCGATTGAATCTACAGAACATCCTACACAATCCCTTATAGAACAACCTATACAATACAAAAGGAAAGATTTTTATTTAGATTATTCATCTATTAATAATATAATAAATTATTCAAATTAATTTCTATTTTTATAGTATGTCATCTGATTTATTTAATAATTCTTCTTTGTTAGAAAAAAATATGAAGAATAATTCACTTATTTTTATTAGTAATTATAAAGATAAAATAAAAAGATTGGTAAATGATTTTAATTTGAATATAAATATTCCATTATCATTAAAAGATAAGGAGAAGATTGTATATATATATTTATATTCTATTTACTATTTCAAATTTTGTAAAATTTTTAAAGATTATTATTATGAATATCAAAATAGAAAGATATTCAAGACGATTTTAATGGAGTATAAATTTAATAAAATTTATTTTTATGAAAAGTCTCCATTTATAAAAAATGTAAATGTATTAATTCATCAAAAAATATTAAGTATAAATAAAGAAGAGGTGAAATTAGATGTAGAACAGTATATTAAAAAGAAAGGTGATATTCTAGATACTGTTATTGAATTCTCCAAAAATACAATTCAAAATATAAATCAAAGAAGTTTAAGGTTTGTGGAAGACCAATCTTTAATCAAAGATATAATTCATCCGACTCTTATGAATTTAAAAAAATCAAAAGAGAATATTGATAAATATTTTCAAAAAATAAGTAGTATTAATGGTCTATCTGATAGTATTAAAAAGATAACATCTTCTAAAGATAATAAAAAATTATCCTATTCAAGTATAATTATAGATTTATATACATTCAAAGAACTAGATTATGATTTATATAAAAAGTATTTACCTTTTATACAAGAGGAATATAATTTAATTATTAAATATTTTATTATTTTAAATTTGTATAGTATAAATACACAAATAATAGATGAAGATACATCTATAGAAAAAATTGAAGAATATATTATAAATTTTAAACCGAATAATTCCTCCAGTATGAGTTCTCCTGGTAGTTCCTCTGGTAGTTCCTCTGGTAGTTCCTCTGGTAGTTCCTCTGGTAGTTCCTCTGGTAGTTCCCCTATTGTTTTTTCTTTTACTCCACTTCGAAAACATACTTCTTCGAAGAGTACCTCTACAACTCTTACTAAAAAGAGTTCTTCTGTAAGTAGTCCTTATACAAGTAGTCTTCCTAGAAGTGTTCCTACAAGTAGTTCTTCTACAAGTAGTCTTCCTATAAGTGTTCCTACAAGTAGTTCTTCTGCAATTAGTTTTCTTAGTCGTCTTCCTAAAACTTTTTATAAAAGTAGTTCTTCTGGAAGTGGTTCTACTGGAAGTGGTCCTCCTGTAAGTGGTCCTCCTCCAAGTAGTTCTTCTACAACAAGTGTTTCTACTGGAAGTGGTCCTCCTGTAAGTGGTCCTCCTGTAAGTGGTCCTCCTCCAAGTAGTTCTTCTACAACAAGTGTTTCTACTGGAAGTGGTCCTCCTATAAGTGGTCCTCTAACAGCTGTTTCAACTACAAGTGGTCTTACTGCAAGTGGTCTTACTGCAAGTGGTCCTCCAACAGCTGTTTCAACTACAAGTACTACTAGTCCTACTAGTGCTGGTGTTTATGGAGCATCTACTCCAACTCCACCTAGATATGCTACTGGTTTTGAAGCTATAATAGATAATGAAATAAGAGAATTAGATAACTATAGAGGAATGTTATCATCCTCTCCATCCCCCTCTACTGCTTTTTATAGAGGAGGAAAAATAGAAAGATTGTTAAAGGGTGGTGGTAATAATAGTAATCGTATATTTAAAGATATTATAAATAGATTTGAAGAGATAAATAAACAAAATATTATTTATAAAGAAACATACAAAGATACAATTAAAAAAATAAATAAAAATATAATTGAAAGATATAATAATAAAAAAATAAACACTATAAATGAATTATTTGATTCTTTAATTGAAGAACTTAATAAAGAATATAAGGTGTTAAATAAATACTTATATGAAATACCTATATATATATACATATTATATGTCATAAAAATTATTTATAAATATGTAAATGACAGTGAATTTATAAAAGATAGTATTGAGATGGATGATTTTTTTGAAGAATTAGAAGAAGCATATAAGAATGCATTAAAACAATTTTATGAATTATTAATGAATAATGATATAAATAATAAACAAATAAAAATAAATGAGATTAATAGTAATAAAAAAAAATATGAAAAACGAATAAAAGAATTAAATAAAATGGAAGAAAAAGAAAAAAGTCAAACAAAATTAAATCGGAATAAGATTGAATTAGAATATATTGATAATGATATAAAAAATATAAAAGAAGAGATTGATTTGATTGAAAGAAATATTAAGGGATTAAAAGAAGAAAAGAAAATAAAAGAAGGAGAATTATCCCAAAAGAAAAATGTTAAGGTTCGAAATAAAAATAGTTGTAATAAAATAATAGATAAAATAACACAAAATATAAAGGATTTTAAAAATAGTTTATCTTCAACTTCACCACCTATACCAGCAGCTAATAAATCGAAATATGAAAAATTAATTAAAGAAAAAGAAATAGAAAGAAAAGAACATGAAATTGCAAAAGCCATAATAGCATCAATTGATACACTTGAAGAAAAAATTAGAAATGAAGAAGCATCTTTAAAAGGAAAGAATGAATTATTCTTAAAAATGAATAAAGAAAGAATAAATCAATTACGACTTTTTAGACTTAATATGAATGAAATAATTCGTGAAAGAGATACACTGAATGAGAAAATAAATACATTAGATGAATTAGAAAGTGATTTTAAAAAATATATAGAATTATATTCATTTGTTCCTAAACAAATATATGAAGAATTTAAAAAATATATTGATAATATTAATAATAGTTTGATATCATATATTACATTTTTAATTAATTATAATAAAAAAGATATTAATATGTTTTATACTGATATTCGTTCAGATAAATTATATACTGATTTATTCGATTATTTGAAAAATAATAGTAATACTACTAATAATGATATACAAATGATTAAAGATATAGAATCCTATATTCGTAATGAAAGGAATAATGCATTTTACGATAAAATGAGGTATTTTTTTGAAGATATTAAAAACAAGTATACAAATACAGAAGAAGATAATTATGGAAAAATATTATATCGTTATTTTGAAAAAGAGGTAAATAAACATATTCATGAAATTAAAAAATATTTATTTATTTTAAAAAAAAATAAAATATATCAACATACAAGAAATAAAAATAACAGTATAAAACATGGTCTACTCGGACATAAATTATACGATGTGTTAGCGAATGATATAGATAAAATAAATAATAAATCATTATCTTTATCAAAAAACAATTCGAATGATAAAAACGGGAAAATATTTATTAATATTTATACAACATATATGTATGAATATTTACTTATTTTAAAAATAATAATTTTATATTTAATAATAACGATTCAAATAAATAACATTAAGATGTAAATTGTATAAATAAATAGTATATTTTATATCTAATTAAATAAATAACTAAAAGAATGAATGATATAAAATATAGAATATATATTTTATATATGTCGTTAGAAATTATAATAGGACCGATGTTTGCAGGAAAGAGTACATCATTAATAAAGAGAATTCGTAGATTTAAAACCATTGGAAAAAATATTATTATTATTAATCATATATGGAATCAAAGATATAACAGTAATCAATTAACAACACATGATTGTGATAAGATTGACAATTGTATTTTATTAGAACATTTAACAAATTTTGATGAAACCGAAGATTTTAGTAAAACGGATATTATTGTTATAGAAGAACTTCAGTTTTTTAAGGATGCTTATGAAAATATAATAAAATGGTGTGATTTAGGGAAGCATGTAATTGCTGCAGGATTAGATGGAGATTATAAAAGAGAACCCTTTGGTGATGTATTAAGATTAATACCTCATGCGGAAAAGGTGACAAAGATTCATGCACTATGTAAAAGATGTCAGGATGGAACCATTGCGAGTTTTACAAAAAGATTATTTACAGAGGAAGATTCAAATATAAGAGTCGGTTCAAATGAATATTATGAAGCGGTTTGTAGGAAACATTATTTATCTTCATTTTAATTTGTTTGAATGATACTTTATTTAATTTAGAATACAATAGAATGATACCCACTATTTAGAATTCAAATTCGAATTTATTTTATTTAATTCATTTAGATATCTACCAATAACATTCTTATAATAATATTTTACTTTTTCTCCATTATGATAATCTGTAATTGGATTTTCTAATTTAACACGAGAACCGATATAATCATATTCTTTCTTTGTATCATTATCTATAATAGTAAAAACAATATATACACCAAATTTACTTTGTAAATTGGATATTTTTGATAAATAATCAAACGCTTTATTTGCGGCATTCTTTGGTTTATCCGCTTTAAAGTTTCCATAATTCATATTATCTTCTGGAAAATCTACAATACTATATGTCATATAGTATTATAGAATATATTTTTATATATTTCATTTATAAAAAAAATTATTCTTTTTTATTAAATCATTCTATATAAAGTGAATATATTATTCTTTAGTTTAAATTATTTATTAGAAATAAGTTATAAAAAACCTAGATTTCATTTTCCTCCTTTCATTGCACTCTTAGAATGTCCTTTATAAAGTTTAACAACAGATTTCATAGTATGTTTGACTTTTCCACCTGCAGTAACGGCTTTCTTTAGTTCCTCTGGTGTGTATTTCTTATACTTTCCAATATAAGGTCCAAAATCTTTATATGATCTGTTTGTAATCTCTCTAATTTCAAAGACAACATCCTTCATGTTTAACTTTGCGGATCCGGTTAATCCCTTGTATGCAGCAATTGAACGAAGACACTTTTTAGCAGCATTCAATGGTGATCTTGAAGTAATCGTACCAAAACTAACTTCTTTTCCATCTATAGAAATGACTCTAAAATGTCTTTCGGAGGGTTTCTCTTTCTTCTCTTTCTTTTCTTTCTTCATTTTTTTGTCTTTCTTTACTTTCTTAGATTTAGGTTTCTTACCACCAAACATTCCAGCATTTGATGCAATATTGTTATTATAAACGTCATTTACTCCAACAACATCTTTATCACTTGAATCCATATCCTGCATATCCATATCCATATCTTGCATTCCTCCAGAATAGTTTTCAATCATTTCTTCTAGTTGCCTAAGATCTTTACTAAAATCTTCATCAGTGTATTCTTTCTTTCCTCCCCTTGTCCAGAACGGACCACCTCTTCCTCCACTTTTTGATTTAACTCTCTTCTTAGCAACTTTCTTAACTCCCTTCTTAGCAACTTTTTTAGCTCCCTTTTTAGGAACTTTAATCTCTCTTTTTTTAATTGGTTTCACTCCTCCATTTACAAGATATCCCATTTATATATTATCTCAATATTTTTTTTTTGATAAAATATAATAAATTATATATAATAATATAATTAAAAATAAAATCCATAAAAATATCATTATTTTTGGATAAATAGATGAATCCTCATTTTTAAACGGTTCATTACAAATAAATTCTCCATTTTGTTTTTTAATTAAATTCTCTTTTGCAATTGTATCACTTGTTGCATGAATTTCATTTGGTCCATTCATCGTAAATGTTCCGCTGTAATCTAACTGCCCAGTTGGATTCATACCTATAATTTGACTTAAATATTGGTCCATATATAATAATCAATATTTTTAAATTAATCTTTCTAATTGTTCTACAGTAGTGGTTAATTTTCTCTTTTTTAAAATTACAAAATCGTATCCTCCTACAATTTGTAAATGAACGGGTTCTATATGAACCGTTTCAAACCCTTTTGTAAAAATCATATCATATATATCTTCAATCGGTTCTATATAAAAAGAACTCTTTACAATTCTTGTATTACCTGTATCTAATGTAATTTTATCATAATAATAATGAAGGTGTGAATTATCTATATTCTGAGGAATATAATAACAATCATGACTAAAGTAATTTAAATAAGTAAATCCATGTAAATTCTTTTCTGAATCAATATAATTGGAAGAGTAATATCTTGCTGCAAGTTGTAATTTGTCTGGATGATATAATGAAACCATTATATATCCATCTTCTTTTAACCATTGATAGCAGTTCGACATTATTTTCTCTTTTTCTATCATGGGATGAGAATATAATGTTCTTTCATCTATCCATATATGAGATAAAGAATTCGGAGAGTATAATTTGGAATCTCTTATGTCTCCATGTATATATTTAATATTTGGAGTATTCAATTGTGCTTTCCTTAACATATTTTCTGATATATCTACACCATGGACATCTTTATAATTCTCCTTTATTTTTTTACAAACTTTACCAACACCGCATCCTAAAACGGCGATTTTAATAGGAGAACTATAGGTATCTAATGTTTTTGTTTTTACTAATTTATAATCGTAATCTATATCCTGGAAATCATTATAGATAATATCATATAATTCAACAAATTCCATATCATATTTATCTTCTATCTCTACATGAATCATCTCTTCAAAATGCTCAATATTCTTTTTTTTATAAAATGTATAAAAAAATACAAATATCACAATCTTACACAGTAATGCAAGAATCAATAAAATACATATAGTTAAACTCATATATTTAATCAATAAAATTAATTTTTAATTTATATTATTGATTTATATTATTGATTTATATTATAATAACTATAATTTTAATTTAAAAATATATATATTATGTAGATATATATGGAAACATCAACTGAAATTAAAAAACAGGTTGATCAATTGTTAAAATTCTGTTCAAAGAGAGAAAATTTAATCAAACGACGTGATGATATAGATAGTTATAAACAATTATGTATGACGGAATTTACAACAATGCACTCAAAATATCCAAGTCTTTTCTTTTGTATTGTAGAGAATCCAACTACATTTCCTTATTATCGATTTTCTGAAATGTTATCCTATAAGGAAAAGATTGAGAAAGAAGAAATAACTGAAAATGATGCGAGTGTTCAAATTGGAAATAAATATTTTAGAGAATTTGTAAAAGAAACAATTACAGATTTAGATAAAGAAAAAGGGGTCGATTCATTTATTGAAAATAAAAATGCTTAATGATATTATAATGTTAAATAGAAACTTTTTGAATTAATTGCAATGTTATTCTTTTTACACCATTCTGTAGCATTCAAAACCTGTTTTTTTATAATTTTATTATATTCTTCTTTGACTATTTTTCGTTTTGTTAATTCAAGTGTATTATTTAAATAGTGAATCTGATTTTCTATATATTTATTATTATATTCATATATTTTATGAATAAAAGAGTTTGGAATTTTTATATTTGAAAAAAGAATGGAATCATCTTCTTTCAAATTCATCCATAAATCAACGGTCTTTACTAAATCTTCTTTCATTGTAGAAGAAACATTATCTTTAAAATACATACATACTAGATATTTCTCCGAATTTGCTGGTCGACTTGTTTCCGGTTTATATAAATAAACATTTTCAAAATATTGTGATAATATATATATTAGTTGAATCATGGTAATACTAAATAAATCAAATACTTTACAAACAAAACAACCATCTTTTCGAAGAGTATGTAATGCAATCACTATTTCAGAAAAGATAATTTGACATGAATCAATTTCTTGTCCATTAAAATTATTTGAATAATCAAAACCACCATCTGAAGTAATAAAATGTGCTTTATTATTATTTTCAAACTGTTTCATATATTTAGATATATCTTCTGTATTATATAAATTCCCATATTCTATATGAATATTTGTATTATTCCCAAATATATTTTTCATTTTATTCCAATCTGGTATGGATTCACATATTGGTTTTAATGTTATACCATAATATTTATTATTATTCTTTTTTAATATTTTACAATAATTATAAGTTGCTTCCATAAATCCACCTGGACCTTCTGCAAGATGTGAACAGTATAATTTTTCATGTTCCGAAAATTTTTCAAAAAAAGGAAAAATATTAAATATCTCCCATAATTTAAAATAAGAGCGACTTATGGGTACATACTGACTAATACTATCATTCTTTTTATTCTTATGACATGATGTATAAATTAATTCATAGGGATTACCTATTTTTTTCATTTTGTCCCAATATTTTGTATTTTCCAATGAATCTATTTTCTCTTTTTCCTGACTTAAATATAAATGTTGCAATTTAAATAATAAATTATTATTCTTTTTTATTTTTTGGATGGATAAAGTATCATAATAACTACAATGTTCTATTTCTAATAGAAAGTTCATATATAAATTATAAAATTCTTTTTTAAGTATATGATTTATTTTGTTATATAAATTTATGTTTTCTTTTTAATTCGAATTTTTTTTGTATTTGAATTATTTGAATCTTCTTTTACATTTGGATTTAATGAAATCAATGGATTCTTTTGAATCATTGTTTTTTTAATTCTTTTTGGAATGGAATCTGGAACTGAATTCGAAACTGAATTCGAAACTGAATTGGAAACTGACTTCAATGATACTTCTAATTCTTTTTTAATTTCAAATGTTTTCGAATTATTATTTATTATTAAATTTTCCATTTTTAGTTCACTTGTTTCTTTTCTTCTAGAAGAATTCATATTTAATTCATGAAGTATTTCATCCATTGTAAATGTCATACGATATCTTTCTTTTAATGCCCATTGAACGGTTCTTAAGAAATTACTTTCATCAATCTTTTTTGTAGAAATAATTTCTTTTGATAGATGATTATATTTTCCACCTTCTTTTAATAAAACAGCGATCTCTTCCGAACTTTTATCCGATACATCCATATATTCAAATGTTTCACTTGGAATTCTTGGTATAGATATGGATAATCCATATCTTTTACGAAGTGATATTAAATCCGCAATTGCACGAGGACGATTACGATATATTCTTCTCTTGATATCACAATCTAATGATATAATTTTGACTCCTAAAAAATAGAAATGATAATTCGCATTGCATAATATCTCTTCGAAATATCTCGCTCCACATAATCTCGCCCATTCATCTAACCATGTATCCCAATATTTCGGCCACTTTTCTGTATTCTTCATACTATAATCCATAAATGGAAATGTAAGTGTTTCTTTTACAATCTCTTCCATTATATTTATTTCTTTTGTTTGTTGAACAGCGGAATCTTCACTTTCTGTTTCTATTTCATCCTTTTTTTCATTACCATCTTTAAAAGAATGGATATATAAATCAATATCATTCATATTTCGATGACCTAGAATGTAAAAAATAACAGAACTATATAACATAAAAGAGGATTGTTTATCCATTGGAATATTTCGAATTAACCAATTACGGAATACACTAAATTTTTCTTTAGATTCATTCATATCCAATATAGTAAAAAAGTCGAAATTTTGAAGTTTAATCATATTCCATGATTCATCATTGAATACGATTGTTGTTGCAATATCTCTTTCTTCTTTTGATTGAGGAGAGAATATTCGATTTGAAGAATCACTCCAATAATCAATATTTAAATTTTTTTTGCATAAAAAATATACAAATATATTCTTATCTTCCATTGAATTTTCATTCCATGAATAGTGTTCTCTTATATATTTTTTAGATTTATTTCTTTCAAATAAAAGTTGATATAATAATTTGTGAATCATTTCACTTTTTACATCTTCATCATCTGTTTTAAAATTCATTCTTTTTAATCCCCATAATAGGTAATCTTTTGATAAATATTCTTGATAATAATTCATTGCATTCTCTTTCAAAGAGTGAAATGATAGAATCACTTCTAAATTTGAATAATTACGTATTGCATGTAATAACATATCTTGAATGGGGACGGTAAACTCAGTGATTCTCTTTTTTTCATTACATACAACATTAATTTGAGAACGAAAGGATGTATTTCTATATCCATTGTCATTCCAAAATTTATATAATGGATTTTTTAATTCGTCAAACTTATGAATAATCATTTGAATGATTATAAATATATACATTTAGATACTTATAAATTTCATTTTTTTATTCGAATATGAATCGGTGCATTCTTAATCAGAATAATGATTCTTAAACAGAATAATGATTCTTAATCAGAATAATGATTCTTAAACAGAATAATGATTCTTAAACAGAATAATGATTCTTAAACAGAATAATGTATAACAAGTAGTTTTCCAGTAGTTGTAAAGAAATGAAATATCATATGTGAACATAACCAATAATTAGAACCCTTATAATATAGTATTTTAGAAAATCCATAAAATGCAATTATTAAATAACCATTCAAAAATGCAAGTCTTTTTATATTTTTATTTTTTATATTATTGTTTCCATAGAAAAAGTAAATGATTCCAGAAATAGTCGCCACATTCTTATCTAATGTGAGTCTCCAACTATTTATTGGAGATATCCAATAATTAATACTACATAATGATGTAAGCATGGATACAATACTTAGATTATATTGATTTTTATAATATCCATATATAGATGGAATCATAAACATGGAAGATGTAAAGATAAGATGATAATTTGGAGTAATCATGGGGATGGAATCGATTATCTGATATAACAAATTGCTTATTTATATCACTTATTCTTTTATTTTTATAATACTATTGTATAAGTCTTAAGTTCATTCGATTTATTTGGTTTTATTTATAAAGGGTTAAATATAGTAAATAAGTAGAATTATTTATAAAAATATAAATATTATTATATTATAGTATGGAATATTTAATATCAGGAGGTGTGTTAGGACTTGCATACTGGTTAAGAAATTCGGACAATAAGGATAATGGTAAAAAGAAAGTGTTAAAGGTTATTCCTCAAAGTCAGAAACCGAGTGGAGAAACAGTATATACATCGAAAAGGGCATATAATATTTTTCAAGGAGAACAAAAACAAGCAAATGTATTATTTCAAAAGTCATTATATCCACAGGATACAAATGTTGTTACACCTGGTCCAACATTACCCATTATATACAATAAGGTGGATTATAATGAAAAGAAGCTTCCCGTTGAATTCAATATGTATCAAACCTATGAGAATGCATTAATTGATGAGACATTTCCTAAAAAAGAAGAGGTTGTCAATTTATCAAAGGATAATCCGTCTTTTCCAAATACAGGTGGATGGGCAGGAATATCACTTACGGGAGATCCAATTAATCCAAGTGCATTTACTCATAATAATATGACACCCTTTTTTGGAAGTAATGTAAGGCAGAATGTAGATGAATATTCGACTCATGGAATTTTTGAAAATTTTACGGGCACTCAGGACAATTACAAAAAGAAACAAGAAATATCTCCCTTATTTGTTCCTCAAAAGAATGTAACCAATGTGTATGGACAAGGTTCATTAGATGGTTTTATGTTAGATCGTTATTATGTTAGTAATATTCGTTCCAATGAAACACCTATTGAAAAAGTATATGTTGGACCCGGATTAAATAAAGGATATACTGCAGATCCATCAGGAGGTTTTCAACAAGCGGATGCATTGGATTACGCGATTCCTAAAACAACCGATGAGATACGTGTAAAAACAAATCCAAAAATATCATACAATGGTAGAATTGTTTCAGGGCAGAAGATTGCGAAACCGGGGAAGATTGGAACTGTTTTTAAGAATCACCCAGATACATTTTATATTCAAGATTCAGATAGATATTTTACAACAACGGGGCAGGTTATCGCTCCCGAACAAAGACCATGTATCGTAACAAAATATACAAATCGTAAAACAACGGAATTAAAAACAAGAAAAGGATCCGCTGCACCAACCAATGGAACTGTTGCAAATGTACGTTCAAAGTATCGTGTTTCAAACAAAGTAACCTATACTGATAATGGACCTCGTAATGCATCAACCACTGATCAATGGAGTATTTTTAATGTATTTTCAGATTATGGTAAAAGAAATATTAAATTAAAAGATACCACTCGTTCAAATAGTTCAAAGAGTACACCTGTTATGAATTTAAAAGCGGTTATGGAAAAAGGTGTCGCACGAAATGGACAAACTGTAAAAATTACTAAAAAACAGGAGGTTATTCATAATAAACACACAGGAAACTTTCAAAGTTCAATAAAGAAATCAATCGTATACGACCCTGCAGATTTACCTCGTAAAACAGTCAGACAGACAACCATTCTTAATAAAAATCCAGCGAATATATCGAATATTGCAAAGGGGGTTATACATAATCCAGATGATATTGCAAGAAGAACCATTAAAGAAACTCAGATTGATAATCATCATGAAGGTATGATTAATCCTTCTGTATCTAAGGGAATTGCATATGACCCGAATGATATTACTCGTAGAACCATTAAAGAAACTCAGATTGATAATAACCACGAGGGTATGATTTACCCCTCTGTGTCTAAAGGGGTTGCATATGACCCGAATGACATTGCAAGAAGAACCATTAAAGAAACTCAAATTGATAATAATCACGAGGGTATGATCAATCCGAATATAACAAAAGGAATTGTATATGACCCCAATGATAAAATGAGACCGACCATGAAACAGACAACAATTTACCAGAAGAGAAAGGCGAATCCATCACAACCTCAAAAAAGTGTAATCTATCATAATGAGGACCCTGCAAAGAAAACGATTCGACAAACAACTATGGTTGAAAATGCGGTGGGTATTGCAACTCAACCCCGAGATGATGGTTATATCTTTAAAGAGGTCCATGCGACAGAAACAAATCGTCAATCCACATCCGTTGAATATGCGGGGGATGCAACGGGTCCAGAATTGGGTGCATATGATGTAACCGAAGTAGTGGCAAATAATACAAATCGACAATTTACAGCGGATATAGAATATATTGGAAATGCGGGTAATGATGGAAGAAATGGGAAACCAATGTCCTATGAAGATGTTTATAATGCAACTATGAAATCCATTCGTAGTATTACAGACGATGGGTATACACCCGGTGCAGCAGGTCCAAGTCAAGGGATGGACCCAAATGATATACATGTCAATACATCTCGTATAGGTGATATTCAAAATACATATTTAACAGAAAGAGGAGTTCAATCCAATAAAGTATATAACTCTATACCTCAAATGTCAATGTGTAATCTTACACAAGAGAAAGAGACTCTTCCCAATGACCCACTTGCGGATCGTATTAATCCAGTAATTGTCAAAGTATTGGATGATAATCCTTATAGTCAACCGTTGGATAGTTGGGCATAAAAAAATGAAATATTATTTTTATATTTGGTATTCAATTCAATAACAATTTATTGGTATTCAATTCAATAACAATTTATTGGTATTCAATTCAATAACAATTTATTGGTATTCAATTCAATAACAATTTATTGGTATTCAATTCAATAACAATAACAATTAATTTAAATCTGAATTATTTTATTTACAAATACTTAAAAATGGATTTCACCGATTTTCTCAATAACAACAAAGAACAATTATGGGATACGTGTAAAAAAGAATCTTCTGATCCATCATTGACATATGAAATTATATATAGTGATTTACTTCTTCATGTTGAAGACCTATTAACTAAAATAGATAATTTAAATAAAAATACAAAAATCCCAAAAGAATTTATTCAATATCTCAATGAATGTTTATGTGAAAATTGCATTTATGGTAAAGTGCATACAGCATGTTATTATATAACAAAGGATGGAAAATCTACATTTGGACATGCGGCACCTGAAATACATCAGGTTGTATATTATGATTTCAAAATGGCATATCATTGGATTCTTTTATTAGAAGAAAATATCGAATTATTTAGATGAACAAACCGATCATTTCATTCATTTAATCATTTGAACAAAGTACAATTTAATAAATATGTTTTATTATTATAATTATAATATTAAATATTTGTATGAGTATTCCCTTTTTTTTTATTCATTGGAAATGGTCAGATATATTTTACTTAGATATACATAATTTAAAGTTTGAAAAAGGGACTTATAAATTAATTGAAAATGGTTTTATTATAAATTGGTTAAATAATAAAACGGATACATTCATTAAATATGGAAATTATTATTATATAGATACATTTTATTATCAATATATATTTAATTCAAAAATAATAGAGTATGAATTTATTGATAATGAACAAAAAAAAGGAACATATATATTAAATTTATCTATAGGGAAAATATTTGAAAATAAAGATATATCAAAAATTGGTCATTTTAAAAATCAAGATTTGAATCTATATGTTAATTTTGGTGATTCAATAAAAAATACTTATATTTATTTAAATAACGCTTTTTATTTGAAAACCTATATTGAAAGTAAACTTATTGAAAATAATAATAATACAAGTCAAACGATTAAAAATAATAGTATTTCAGAATTATATGATAAATTATTCAAAATATATGATATTGAAACAAATAAAACTATAATGAATGAACCAAAAACTATAATGAATGAACCAAATACTATAATGAATGAACCAAATACTATTATTAATGAAAATTATAAAAGTAATATTTATAATAAAATTCAAATATATAAAAAAATAAAAGATTTTGAATATATATTAGAAGAAGAAATAGACAAACCTAAAAATAACGAATCTGAAAATGAAGAATCTGAAAATGAAGAATCTGAAAATATAAAATATACAGAAGAACGCTATACAAAATTTAAAAATAATAAATATGTTGATCTCGAAAATAATATGAAAATAAATATAAATATTAAAAATAATAATGAAATTGATAAATATAATGAGATATACTCATTATTAAATATAGTTCCTTCCTCTAAAAAAATAGTAACACTTGTTGAATGGGCATATCCTCCATATGGGGGAGGTGAAAATTGGATATTAAATACATGTAAATTATTAGACAATTATACACATTATATCATATATTTTCATGATCCAATAAATAATATTTATTATAATGATGTAAAGGTAATTCATTTATCATATGTGATATGTATTCAATGTCCAAAAAAAATAGATATAATATTTAATTTAATACGTAGGATAGACCCCATTATTATTCATCATCAAGGATTAAATAGACTATACTATATGAAAATATCGAATTTATTACATATTCCTTTTTTTACAGGATTTTGTTTTTGGCAGAATATCATTGAATTTGATCAGGACCAGTATAATGTAAATATGATGAATAAGAATTTAAAACCAACAAATGAATTTTCTTTTATTTTAGAAAATGCATATACATATGTTGCATCTGATTTTGTAAATGATATTATTTACAAATTATATAAAAAAAAATTAGATGTAATTCCAACTATTAGTATTAAGGATGATTATGATTCTGAAGATATTAAAAAAAATATTAAAAAGTATGTTGTTCTGATAAATTGCCATTATTTAAAAGGGGGATATTTAATACCCTATTTATGTGAGAATGTAGATATTCGTGTTTCCTTTTTATTTATTTATACAGAACAGGATACAGTTATGACCCCTGAAAAAATAAATCAATATATAGAAAATAGAAATAAAAAATCAATTATGAAAAGTAAGAGTATATTTATTCAAGGGAAAACAGATATTCGTAAAATATATAGTCAAACAAAAATATTATTAACACCTTCCGTATGTGAAGAAACATTTTGTCGTGTTGCATATGAAGGTATGAAATTAAATATTCCAATTATATCAAGTTCAAATGGAAATTTAAAATATTTATTAAAAGATTATGCATACTTTTTAAAAGATTTTGATTATGAAAAATGGAAATTGGGAATTGAAAAATTATATTTTTCAAAAATAACTTTAAATAAATTATCTTCTATTCAATTTAGTGAAGAATCTGTTAAAAAAAAATTAAAAGATATAATCGAAAATATAGAGAATGAAAAAAATATAAGCGATAAAAAAAAATATACATTCAATCCAAAACATATAGGAATTATTGTTCCATGGGCGGATCAAGGATTGGGTATTCAAGCAAGAGACTATTATATTACATTTGAATCATTAGGATATATACCCTTTATTTTCAGTTTTAAACCATATCATGCAACATATGATAATTTAAGATTACAAACAGATTCTAAAGAATGGGACTATAAGAATGTATATTATTCAGACCATTATAGAGAAGATATTGAGAAAGAAGAGATATCCGATTTTATATATAACAATAAAATTTCAACCATTATTGTGCCCGAAGCAACATTTACTCCTATTTTTAATTTGATACGATGGATAAAAAAAATGAATGTGATAACAATTTTAGTTGTAAATTTAGAATGTATACGTATTGAAGATTTACCATTACACTCTTATTTTGATTTATTACTTGTAAATAATTATGCAAGTTTAGAAATAGTAAAAGAATATTTCCCCCATAAAACGAAATATATTGGATTTCATTTAAATCATCCTTATTTTAATAAAGAAAAGATAATAAACTGGGCTATACATTTTAATCCAGATAAACCCATCCATTTTTTATGTATGGGGGGTCTAAATTCAATAAGCAGAAAAAATATTGATAATATTATTAAAGTATTTTATAAAATAGAAAAAGAAAATAAAATTACAAATTGGATATTGAATATTTATATTCAAGGTATTGAATATCCATCCAATTTAGATGAATATAATAATTTATCAGATACATCTTCTAAAATTATAATTCATATTGAAAATAATTCTTATTCAAAAGTGGTTGATATATATCACAAAAATGATATATTTATTCATATGGGCACACATGAAGGTCTTGGATTAGGTTTTTATGAATCTTTATATACGGATACACCCGTCCTTACATTAGATTGGATGCCGAATAATGAAATTATTAAAAATAATGTAAATGGTTGGTGTATTCCATGTGATTATGGAAAATTAAATGATAATTCGCAAGGACTAATTCATAAAGCTATTTTTGTGGAAAGTCATTTTGAAAAAAAAATTATTGAATTATGTACAAATAAAGAAGATACATATACTATTATTAAAAATATGTATAAGAATAGAAAAACATTTATATCAGAACAAAAAAGATTATATGAAGAAAGATGGTTGAGTATATTATAAGTTTCTGATAAGTTTATTTAATATTCGTATATTTTAAATATAAATAATATTTAATTTTTTTATACATGAATAATAATACCGTAAATGAAAATTATTCGACAAAAGAGTTACAAAAAATGATATTTGTTTATAATGCATTAGATGATGGTTGGACTGTTCGGAAAATTAATCCACACACATATGAATTATTGAAGGAAAATGAAGAAAAAAAGGAAATTATATTAGAAGATTGTATTGTTAAATATATAAAAGATGATAAAAAGGAAGATGAAAGATAAATATATATAATTCATTTATTTTGTCAATCATTCAATTGTATATAAAAATATAATATAAACCTTAATATATGCATTCATATATTTCTAAAAGGATTATATCTTTTTTAATTAAAAATTATTATTATTATTTATTTCGAATACACAAATTAGAATTAAATAAAGATAGATTCAATATTTTATTTCATTCTAGAAAGGTGGTATTAAAACCATCTTTCTTTATATATATTCAATATTATATATTTTATCTATTTTTTTATTATTTAAGTCATAATCATTTTTGGAGAATGTCTTTCTCACTTCATAGCTTTCATATTAGTAGATTGTCTCTTAGACATTTTATAAATAAAACAAAGTATAAAACAACGGCGTTTTTTAAATTATCAAAGTATATATATTCAATATTCATATATTTATTATGTATTCATGTAATTGTATCCAATAAATTTTTGTATCAAAAAGTTTTTTTCTTTTTAATAACTACTCCATTTTACTTTTTAACAAATGTTCATTCTATTTATAAAAAAAGATTATATTCTATTCAGAATAATATTGAAACAGAACCAAACTTATTTATTATGACATCAAATATAGATAAAATAAAATATATATATCATTATACAAAATATTTTACAATGTCTTCATTTATATGGTTATTAAATATTATTTATTATTTATGCATATTTTAACACTATATTCAGTGAATTATAATTATAAATGATTCAATATAA